GCCTCGTAGTGACTCTAGCCAATCTACTTCAGTACCTTCATAACCGTTAGCTACAGCTATATCGTATGCAGAATTACCGTCTGTACCATCTACACCTGATAGGGAGGCTAGCCACTCTGATTCAGTACCAGTGTATCCCCCAGCTTTAGCTAGTTCGTATGCGGATGCACCATCTACACCATCAATACCATCTACACCGTTAGTACCATCTTGACCGTCTTTACCGTCTTCCGGCACTTTAAAGCCAAACTCTGGATCATCATTTATTCTATTTTCTATTGCGGTTGTACCCCAATTTAGAGGCTTACGGATAAACTCATCGGCTTCCTCGTCGGTAAGCATATACCCTAAAGATTCGGCATACTCCTTTACCTGCTGTCGGGTCATGGTGGGGCGTATATCTTCTGGCTCACTAGCCACCCACTCGCCGATAGCCGCACTAATATCTTCTGTGCCGTACTTATTTAGGAACTGCTGCATCTGCGCATTGGTCAAATAAACGCCGTGGTCGTCAATACCTTTAGCACGTATAAACCCAGTTCCAACCGTGGCGGTACCGTAGCCCGGCTTTTCTTCTAGGAACTCAGATATATCTGTTTGTGCGCTTTCTAATGTATCCCCAAGGAACTGCTCTGCCTGTGCATCAGTAATAATTCTACCGTTACTAAGGAACTCGTTCTTAATCTGTTCTACAGTTACAGCAGGGGTACCTACATCTGTATCAGGGTCTTGTATGTCTAGTTTCAATACCGTCGCTACGTTCTCTTCCGTATCCTGCTGTACATATAAATCTGCTTCTTCGTCGGTAAGAATGATGCCCTCTGCTAGCGCAGCTTCTTGCACCTCGCCTCGGTCGGTAAATAGGGGGTCAATGAAAGTGGCAATGTCGCTGGATAGGGTTGTATCGGCGTCAACTGCACCCACAAAGTTTGCTATGTCAGCCTCGCTAGCTACAAACCCTAGGTCTTCAAACATCACCGACACTTCTTGACTACTGTTATATTCTGAGTCAAAAGACAGGTCTAGTATATCTGTGCGGATAACAGAGTCTTCTAGACCAAAGTTATCTAGCACGGCTTCCACATCTGCTGCGCTACCACCGTTACCTATTGTGTCCGCTAGTTCTAGTTGGAAAGTGGGATTCCCGTTCATTAGAATCCTACCCTCTACACTGCCCGGATCACTACTACCGGGGGCACTAGGGTCAATAATATTTAATCCCCCAACAGTACCTGCGACAGTGCCTTCGAGAATTGCCCCCAAAGTTGCGGACGTCAGTATATTTTGCGACCAGTCGCGGTCGGGGTCTAGTCCAGAGTTATATATCAACAACTCTTTAACGGCGGCTACACTGCCCTCTTCTATACCCCCAGTTACAAATTCTGAACTCATGGGTTTGAGGGTTTCGTACATTTGCAAAAATGTATTTTTCTCTTTGAGTGTGGCTGTAGACATGTCTTTACCAAATACTTTTTTGTACATGTCAGCACCACCGATACCCATGGTTAGGCCGGTAATCATCATAGAACTTATACCCACGGCATGGGCGTTCTCGGATGCAAATCTCTCCGCTTCTTCTACGGTCATGGGGGCTTCCATTTCCCCGGTCACGGCGTTAAATTTTGGGGTTGTAGCTAGGGTATAGAACTCATCGTATGCGCCGCTAGCTTCTCCGCCGTACGCCTCTGCCATGTCGATTGCTACAGCTCCAGTAAAGCCAAAAGTATTAGACATGGATGCTACAATATCGTCAGACTGCTTTAGTCCTCTACCTACAAGTTGTCCCGCGATTTTGAACCCGCCACCAAACAGTAACGTAGGTACCTCTTGTATGACTTCTTTTATAACGAGGTCTTTTACAAACATACCGGGGTAAGTGCTTATAGCTTCCCAGACTCCATCACTCTCTAACAGCGCGTACATCTTATCGCGCTCTTGGCGGTACTCTTCGGTATGCGTGGCGTTAGCCATACCACTTATAGCATTTGTGACTTGTTGGAAAGTAGAACCCGGTATCTCTTCTTGCCCAGATTGAAAATCTTCTATCATGGCTTTGTGTATGTTTTCGTTATACTCTAACCCAGCCGCAGCATAGTGTGGCGCAGGAGACATACCTATAGGGACGTTCTTAACAGTCTCTATAAACCAATCTATACCGCCCATGAACTCGTTAGTTGCTTCAATCACGTTTACGTAGTCGTCTACAAACTGCTCGGCTGTTTTCTCCCCAACCTCGGGGTTGCCACTTATTATGCCGGAGACACTACCGGAGTAGGATAAAGTAAACCCTTCCTCCTTATACTTATCTAGAGTTTCCAGCATGCCCTTAGCGGTCTTGTACCACCAGTTACCCGCGACGTCTTCTCCTACGTCTTGAGGCATCTCTCCGATGGTTTTTAACCACGCTTCGGGGTCTGTAAACAATAAAGTCTCTAGGGGATCACTTGACCCAAATACGGCTTGAAACTCTTCGGTTTGCATGGCTGGGACGGCTTCTGTTAAGTTACCCTCCGCGTCTTGCTCCTGCACGTACGTTGTGCCGTTAGCATTGGCTTCGTAGAACCTAAACCCACCATCATCCGTTTGTTCTGTTATCGTCTGGTTCTTGCGTAACTTAATGTCTCCGTTTACATACTGTACATCTTGCCCATCTGGCCCAGCAAAGGTGCCGTTTAGAGGCTTCATCTCTCCATCTACTATCGCATACTGATTGTTATTCTCCTGTACGGTCAGTACATCGTTACCAAACCTATCCGTACCTTGTAGAACTAGTCCGTACTCGTCGTCGTAGGAAACAGATTGCATACCCTCAGTGGACAGCACTTCCCACGTTAGTTTGCCTGATACAGGGTCAAAGGTCAGTTGCGCATCTCCAGACACCACATCTGCCCAGTCCGCAGCGCCCCCAAGTTCAATACCCATAGAACTCTTTTGGTTGCTCTCTGATACTGCTAAGTTACGTCTGTCCGCAACGGGTATTTTGGAGCCGACCGCTAACTCGTCGATGTAGTCTTCGCTAAATCCAGCCGCCTCAAGTCGCTCTTTCATGCTGTCGATGTTTTGCTCAGTAAGCACGAAGTCTTGCGCGTTACCCAGATCAGACAGCGCCATAAGAGAACTTTGCACACGCCACTTTAGTGCGCTTTCGTTGGCTATTCCGTCTTTCAGAGATTGTATGTCGTCCCCATAACGATTAGTAAGTTGGTTTCTGATTCTCTGAAGTTCTTCTGGAGACAGTTTGGCTGGATTTATACCCGATGCGGTTATAGCGGTGTTCATCAACTTATTAAATGCCGCGTCGTACTGCGCGGTGTACGCGTCTGCGTTAGTAGGGGTGCCGAACTGGACTCCAGAATTAATGTAATGGTCGTACGCGCTCACACCGTCAGGTATATCATACTTCTGTCGGTACCACGCCTCGTCAAAGTTAGGGTCTATTTCCGCTACCGCTCCCTTCATCACGTCCTGATATACAGGGGCTACGTTATCGTTTAGTACGACTGTAGCATCATTGAGGTCTACACTGGCGGCGTCAAAGTCTGTTTTGGCATCTGTAAAGTCTTGTTCCGCATCGTTCATTGTGGTTACGAAGTTGTTGTATCTCGGCCCCGCCTCGTTAGCTATGTACATGCTATAGGATTGGAACGCGTCGTCGTAGGCGTCTTGGTCGGACTCTCTTCCTGTAGTTTCCGCCCGTACACGTAGTACTTCCAGTGCTTCCTCTCGCCCCTGCATTTCTGCTTCGAGGGCTTTTGCACCTGTAACTGCTTGGTTATATGTAGACTGCGCAGTATTCATTCTGTCCGTAGCTAGTCTTGTCTTGGTGTACTCTCCCGTTACCTTGTCTTGGTACTGAGCAAGGTCATCAAACAAAGTACCTTCATCTATAGATTTTTGGATAGCTTTAGTTGCGGCAGTGGCTATGGTCTGTAAGAACGCATCTGACGCATCCCCACCTAACATAGCGGAAGTCACGGCGTTTTGTATAGATTGAGTTATTAGTCTAGCGCCCGCTACGTCTTGTAAATACTCAGGAAACTGCTCTCCAATAGCATTAACAGTTATAGCCCCTGCTGACACTGCGCGAGCCATAGCCGCTTCGTCAACTTCCCCGTTGATTACCGCGTCTTGCAGCCCTTGCTCTAGTGCGTCTTTGATTCCTTCATCTAGGTTGTCAAACACGCCTCCGGTCATCTGCCCCAGTTTACTTATGGCGGACTCAATATTTGTAGTAGGTATGGCCTCGACAAACTCCCCTATTACCGTTCTAGATTCGTCACTTATCCCCGGAATTATGTTATTCATCTCTGACAGTATGACTTTAAACCCGTCTGTGAGTCCTCCTACTGACCCCGCTGCCCACTCGGTTATTTCGTCCCAGCTAGGCAGGTTTAAATCCCCAGAGTTTATTTCGTCAGGTATAGCGTCTAATATCGGTTGTAAGTACTGGTCGTCTAGGTCTCGCCCAATTTCTCTCAGGCTATCTATAAAATCCCCACCAAGCTCTGTGTCTCGTAACCACGTAGCTACGCCGGAAGCAAACGCCTCTTCCCAGTCTTCCCCCTGCGCTAACTTGTTCATTCCTTTGTATAGTCCCTGCTTTATACCGGGATCTAGTGTATCTAGGTCTACCCCAAACTCTTCTAATGCGCCATCCATTAGGTCTGAGCCAAACTCAGAGAATACAAAGCTCATAGGGTCGCCAGTAGCGACAGCGTTAATTAGTCCTACGGTCTGAGAGTAGGACATACCGGCAAGCCCTACACCAACATTAGCGGCCCTGTGAGCATCCATTGCTGACCTACCCACACTAGTAAACGCATCGCCCACTTTCCACGTGGCGTCTGCTGCCACCTCTGCGGCTTCGCCAGCAGCTTTTACTTCCTTAGCGCTCGCTGGGGGTGTGATAATATCAAACGCTTTTAACGCTGATAGCCCCGCAGACATGTAATCCGCTAAGGTCAACGTCTTATCATTAAATACTACATCCATCGCCGTAACGGTTAGCGCTACCCAAGGAGATATAAAACTACTAGCGACACGAGCAAAAGCGGGCATAGCGAAAGCCTTGTCTATGCTTACATCTAAGTATTCACCCAACCCGCCGATGGTCTCCAGCTTACCCACGTCTTTACGCAGTGCTCTGTCTTCTTCGCTAACCTCATCGTCAATGAAATACTCTGCGTAAGTATTGGTAACATTTAGATTTCTGTAAGTTCCCGATGGGCCATATACTCCACCCGCTTTGAGCGTCTCCTCAGGAAAAAACTTAACCCTCTGGTACCCGTACTGCCCAGCAGTGGACACTGGATCGTCCCCAAAAAAGAAGTTATCATCAATTTCGTAGCTGGCGTCTTTATTAAATGCAGACCCTTTCATTTTCACTGCATACATGTCTTCTGTGGTTTTGCTGCCTCCTTGAGGTGACCCCGCAGGTAGTATGTACACATGGTCGTACTCGCCTGACTGCTCCATGTTACTCATTACAAATTGCTTGTATTGCTTTGTAGCCTCGTCCCCAACTATCGCGTCGATCTGAGCATCGGTATATTTACGTGCGCCCCCGCGACTTGTCTGGTTCTCTAATTCTTGTCTACGTCCGGGGGGTTCCAGCATACCCTTTTCGTACATCTTGAACGCTTGGACGTTCTTGTCCTTCAGGCTCAAGCTATTCCACGCCTCGTCGTACTTCTCTGGGGCCAAGAGCTGTATTATATTTAGTTCTATTAGCTTATTGTCGTGGTACTCTACTGCTTTTTTGTCGTACGCTACTTGGAAGTCGTCTAATATCCCACCAAAGACCGCAGCCTCTTCATAGCGGGACTTCATGGTGTCTTCCCACTTAGTCCTGTTTTGCGCACTAAAGGTAGCGTTATTGCCTGTAGACGATCCACCAACATTTGTAGAAAGCGCGGACTTGTTTAGGATCTCTCCAGCTTCTTCGATAGAGTACCCAACTTTGATAAGCTCATCCATCATGCCGAAGTTATCGACTATCATGTCACGGATCATGTTGGTACTTTGAGCTACGCCGTCGTAGTTACTGTTATGCCAATCCCTAGTGCCAGAGAACTCTGCGGCATAGTCAGCGTTGGACATACCTCCAGTAGGAACAGTTGACCTACCAACGCCATAGTTACTGTCCAAGTCGTAAAGGCCAGCTCTATACGCATCTACAGCAGCGTTAAAGTCAGCGGAGTTGGGTTTGTGTCCTTGGTAACGCTGTTCTGGTAAGGTAAACGCGGGGTCTCCCGAGTAATCGGGCACTTCGTTCCCGTACGCTTCAGCCATGCTGCCCTGCGGGCCGGTACCAAAAGAACCAAAGAAGTTTCTACTGTAGTCTCCGTAAGTGTCATCAACATCTCTAGCTACGTTTTGTAGCCCGTAGTGCGGACTATCTACATAACCACCTTCAGGGCGACCCATCATCCTACTCATGTGGGCAAAACGCTGAGACATAGACTGCCAATATAAATTTTGGTTCGGAGAACCCTGCCCGCCGTATCTCGGTAGTGGATTTCCTTGTCCATCTGTGCCGTCGCGGCTCATAAAGGTGCCAGAGGTTCTGTTGTAGTAAGACATATTAGTTTTTTACCAGTAATCCAGTGAATGACGCGGATATATCGTTACTACCCGTGCCGTCAATAGTGCCCCTACATTCTATATCAGTCTTCTCCGGTATAGCTAGGGGTCTAGAAAACGGAGCGTCTAGCAGGGTTGAGCGGAGTGCATGTTTGTACAAGCTAACCCACGCGTCACTATTGTAAGCCCTAGTGACAAAATTAACTAGTCCTCGGTTAGTAACGCTGGCGCGTATAGCAGTTTTAAACTGTATTAGGTCTATGTACAAAGTATGTCCGGCAGGTACCGTATATATCGCTGCGGCGGATTGATTGTCTGGAGCTTGTAATGAGTTATCTATTCGCAAGTAGTAAGTGCCTGTAGGTATTCCATTAGTGGCCCCACTGTCAGCTAGGTATATATCGCCGAATTGGTGTCCATTACTTCCCACGGTAAGTGCTTCCATCTTAAAAACACGTAGGTAGGTGTTGGCTGTCGCCGCTTGTGTTCTACCCTGCATAGTTATGTCTTCTGATACTAAGTTGTAGTCTCCGTCCAACCCTGTTATTCGCATACTGCGTATACCTGTCTGTACCCCCGAATCCCCATCGTCGTTACCGGAACCACTACTAAGATACATGGTCTGTGCAGAAGAAGGGTAAGGCTGTAAGACTCTCGATCCGTCTGTCCACATTATGGTCTCTTCTATGTCACCTCTAATCTGCGGGTTTACGGCCCACACAAAGATTGGAGTAGCGCCTTCTACCTGCCCTTTTGCGACTTGTAACTTGTACGGTTCTAAAGTAGCCATATTAGTTCTGTATTAGTATCCCGGTAAAGTTACCGCCCACTTCGTCTGCGTTGGCGTTAGTACAGTAACTACGTAGTTCTATATCTGTCTTTTCGTCAAACTTATAGTAGTTAGGGAACGGTATATCTAGAAGATTTGCGCGGAGAGCGTGCTCTATAAACTCCACAAACGGTTTGTCGCTACCAAACTCCCTATAGGCCGCTGCCACAATGTTAAACCCGCTTATGGTTGCCCGGTTGTCCGCCTTTATCTGTATCAAGTCCATATACAAGGTATGTCCGGCGGGCACTGTGTATACCGCTGCTTGGGATATGTTAATCGCAGATATGTCGTCGGATTCCATGACTAGATACGTAGTACCTGTAGGTACCCCACTAGATGCTCCGGTAGTAGCCACGTATATATCCCCTGCGTTCTTCTCTCCAGACCCAGCGGTTACTGTGGTTATTTTGAACAGTCGTATATAACTCTTAGAGCTTTCTACCTGAGTTTGCCCGTTCATAGTAATAGTCTCAGACACCGCGGCGTAGTCAGCATCCAACCCCTCTAGCAAAAGGGTACGCGCCCCCGTCCCTGCGGAGGTATCATTGGCGTTAGCACTACTAATAAACACCGTAGCCGCAGAGGAGGGGTACTGCATGAGGCCGCCTTGGTACTGTAATGTTTCAGTAGCGTTCTGCGCCATATCATGGTTAAACCCATACACGTATACAGAAGACGCCCCAGCTATCTCTCCCCTAGCCACCTGCTCATTATACGGTACATCTACTGCCGCAATATTACGTAGAGCGTTGTCTAGTTGGTTGAAGTATTGACGTAGTATACGGTTGTGTTCGTTTGTTGCCCTTGGACTATATTCTGACTTAGCATTAGGTAGAGATGGAGCAACAAACGGTATGTTGTACTTAGTAGTATCGCCCGGCATTATCTTCTCCCGTCTGGTCTAATATCCAACCTCTGTACGCCAGACTGCCACGCTACACCAGAAGCCGTAGATTCTAACTTTAAAGATATTTGTCGTCCGCGTATCCGCATGTTTATCTGCCCAGTGTATTCTTCCACAGGCGTAGTAACCGTACGTAAGACGTCTCCACTAGAGTTACCTCCTGTGCTAGCAGGGGTCTTACGCCCCGCCCCCGAGTTCTTCAGGGTGGATAACGACATGTTTATTGCCGCCCCATCTACAGTAGACCCATCGAAGGTTACGTCTGGCAACAGCCTACTGACAAAGGAAAACTTATCCCCATCGTCGATGTCAAACTGCGCGGAGGTTATGTAGGCGTTAATAGGATTTACCGTGGCTGTCTCCGCGTCGTCGTTACCTACTTCATGTTCTACCAACGTGTTGTTGTATGTAGCGGCGTACGGATGCCCCTGTAACCCTGAATCTAACCACGCGGTGCGCCCCATAGTACCGTAGTACCAAATATCTTCTTGGTAGTTATAGACTACGTACTTGTCGTTAGTGCTAGAGATGCTTGATGGGTAGAACCACCATACCTCATGGAATGCTTCGTTAGTACCAGACGTAACTTGGTTGTATTGCGAGTCGTTAAAGTCGTTGAAGATAAACTTACGTAGGTCACAGCGTAACGGTTGTGTTGTACCATCGTACTTGTAAAACTTGTCTCTACCCATCCAATAAGCCACACCATTGGCGTAAGCAACAGAGGCTTTACTAGCAATAGAGGTGTTCTCTCCTACTAACTGTGCCGCCCACACTGCGGGTGCCCCTACGTACTGAAACGCGTACAAGGCGGAATCTGTCCATACTAATATTTCCTGTCTAGATTGAACAGCAGATACTATCTTACTTCCCTTAGACAGAGTTAGGCTACCGGCTTGGTTTGTAGCGGAGGGTGCCCAGTTAGTAGCGTCTTCTTGGTCTGACCAACGGATTAACATATCGTCTTGGTCTGCGCCTAGGTATGGGTTACACCCAAAAGCAAAACAGAATCTACTAATGTCAGATACGACGATACCGTTCTGTATGGTAGGTACCCCCGCCGCGCCGGTTTCGGCGGACAATAAAGTAGCTCTAGTAGTCAACGTGTCACTAGCATCCCACAGGTAGATGGCTCCACCTACAGGGCCAAAAATAAGGTCTTCACCGAAGTTAGATTGGCTCCACAAACGGATTTGCGAAATAGCGGACAGTACGGTTCCATCTTTGTGTCCCCAGTCTCCCTGTCCCCAAGTACCACCACCCCATCCAGAGGTAGGTACGTCAATAGCTGACCCGGTGTTGAGCTGGTATGCAGCAGTTACGCTAGAACCCCCGCCAGCACCGGCACTTGTAGCGTTAGTAGCGACAACGACAGTAAAAGACTGCCCATTAGCGGCTACGGAAGTTATCTGGTGTTCTTTGTTTATGTCCGTTATAGGTATACCATTAAAGGCCGCAGGGTCTCCCGTCCCCGCTACACCCCCAATAGTAACGAAGTCATTTAGCTTGTATCCGCCGGTAGTATCCGCAATACTTATGACGTTTTCTGTGCCGCCAGTTGTATTAGTAGTAATAGGGTTAGCAGCAAGAGTAGCCTGTGCCTTACGTAGAGGTGTAATGTCGTTATACGCAGCACCACTTTCTAGATAGAACTTCAGGTGCGTGCCCACACCGAATATGTCCAGCCCTGCTAATGTAGACCAATTCCACAGAGAACGGCACACGCCTAAAAACGTGTTGCTAGATATAGCTTGCCAGCCGCCGATCTTCTCAGGGTTGCCTTGACGGAAACGTACCTTATCGGACTCCCACCAGCCACCTTCACTAGTGTACCGAGTATTCTCTCGGTTTACTCCGGGCTTAATTACTATCTTCTGTATGGTCATGTCTAGTCTCTATTTAATAGGTTAGAAACGACAGGTGCTTAATAACACCACATCACTTCTTTACTGCATCGGATGTCAACGTGTACAAAACCTTTGGCTATGCCTATACCACCGAAGCCCAGTTCTAGAGCTTTCTTTACTATAAGGCGGCGTTGTTGGCCTCCAGATACTTTTATGTCTGCGGCGATACCTTGGGCATGTGTGCCCGGAGTCGCTTTGCGTTTCTCAATACTATGGAGAGGACTTCTGTACCCAGACGTAACTATAAAAGGAAACCCGCAGGCTTCTCGTAGATCATCTAGTTGGTCAATGAAGTCAGGCTCCATATCGTTCTCGCCGGTCTCTTGGCAGTCAAAATCGCTTATCTTGAAGTACTTGTACCGGCTCACTTGCGCATTCCCATTATCTTGCTTGCCCCTCTTATACCAAAAGAGCTTGAGATAGCGATAAACAGTAGGTATTGATACCATTCTGGTAGACCTTCTAGTGCGGCAAACCCTAATGTAACTCGGTCGATTATCGTAGTGTCATCAGCAATAATAGCGTAGCCCACCATAAACACGGGTATCGCTAACACAACCGTCCAGAACTCATCTTTCCAGCTTGTTGCCGAAGCATCAGCCATCTTCGATTCCCAGTCGGCATCGTTTTTGATGACTTCCATTTTGGCTTGGTGGACAGCCTGCTTTTCTTCAGATTTGTTTTTAAAATAGCCTCCAACAAGTTTAGATACTGGAGCAATTAAGCTAGTCAGATTTAACACGGTTAGTAATCTCCCTAACGGTATCAGATTCCCATATTCTTAACGCGAACCATAAGATACTGAAAATACCTGCTACGGGCGGAACCCACGCGGCAACTGTAAGTAGTGCTGTTGAGCCTGCTATCACGTCTAGTGCATCCTTAGTTTCTTCGACCATTTTATTTCGCCACCCATCCAGTGTTGCCTGTGCCAGATTCTTTTACATATAAAGAAGTACTAGCTCCCCCATCAGACCTCATATACAGAGACCCTACTACAGCAGTTTGGCTGCTTTCAGGAGTACCAGAACCAGAGTAAATAGATGGAGTACCTACTTTAATAGCCTTACCCGCAGGGAGATCAACACCTGTAGCACTAGTGGATATAGCCAGAGCGCCAGACCCATGTTTGAGGTCGATAGCGCCGTCTACGTCCATTACGAAGTTGTTTGCGCCACTAACAGTGCCCATCTCAATATCAATGGCCTTAATAAGTAGGTTTCCACTACCAGTTTCTTGGATGATGGAGTCACCAGAGGTAGCGTCGTGATAGATTTGTAGGTCACTATCACCACCAAATATAGCTCTAGAAGTGTCACTAAAAGTAACGTCGTCGCCAGCGGATACCACGATGTCTTTACCCGAGGTGCTGTTACCTGCGTCAAGTACGGTTTCTAGTGTGGTGGATGGGATTATTACGTTAGTGCCATCACATACTAGAAGGGCGGTGCCGCCGTTGGCTACACTGATACCAGTGCCCGATGGTGTTTTTAACGTAGCTGCTTGGCCTGAAGAGTTTTGCATAACGAATAGCTTAGAGTTTGCAGGACAAACAACTGTAGCCGCGCCGGTCAAGTTAGTACCAGTATCCGTCAAAGTAAGGATAGCCGCTCTAGACCCCGACTCTGCGCCCTCAACTATAGATAACGTGTGAGAGTTACCTGACCAAGTGTTTATCACCTGTCGGCCCGCAATGGCTTCTTCCACCATTTTGGTAACTTTGTTATTTACTTCGTCACCCCAAGTGCCGTCTAGCTCCCCTTGTACAGGGAGTCCGAGCTTTAGGATTGTAGAATATGCTGTTGCCATTTTAGTATCTCGATTAAGTTAGTCTAACTATAGCATTATTTATGTCGGCATTGGGGAACTTGACAGTAAACGTACCATTAGAAACTGTCTTAGGGCCACCAAAATCTAGTACTACAATAGCGTAGTTAGCGCCAGATCCTGCGATTACGATAGCTCCACTCGCAGTAAACGTAGCGCTAGTCCATACCGCATCCGCAAAGTCTGCCATAACAGTGCCAGTAGTAGCGTCCTTAGATGTCGTTAGTGCTATGCCCTTGCGGGCGTAGTTACCTGTGGCGGCAAGCTCTCCAACGGGACTATTAACGCTGGTTGTGGTTGGGCCTACATCGACACTGCCATCTATTAGCACTATGCTCCAGTTGCTAGAACTAGTCCAGTCAGGCCCGCTGGATAGTCCGTCTGGATTACCCAGTAAGAACTGTTTAGCCACATTTGTAATACATTGTGTAATAGCCATTATTGCACCGGTACCCTTGTCTGCCCATTACGATAGGCGTCTTGTTTGTTTTTACCTTCTTGCTGTATTTTATACTCTGATAGACTCTGATTAAACATATTGTCGTAGTTAGCAATAATATCCTGCTCCGCTTTCATAAAGCGTGCGGCTTCTACCAAAGCACCGTTAAGTAGTACGTTAGAGAACTTACGTGATAACTGCGTTTCGTTAGTACTATCGTCAAACTGAGGGTTAGTTATACTAAGAGGCTGTTCGGCGTAGTGTATAGTAACCTGTACGCTGGTGCTGTTGAATACTGGCGCTACTGATGCAATGGTTCCGGCGTCTGATATTGCGTAGTATTTTGCTAGTGCGCTTACCTCATTATCCCCGCTGGTAAACGGGTACGCTTCTCTGAGAAATGACTCGTCCTTCCTTATGAGGCTAATCGTGTTACTTGCCGGGTCACTAATAGATACATTATAGATGTACAAATAATCCGTCGGGAGGATAAAGAAATTCGCCCCCGCGCTCAGAGTTTTAGTCTCTTTCTTTCGCAAACCCGCCGAGTCTACCACCGCGTAAATTTTATTTTCTGTCTGTGTTATGAACAGGTCTAACTGAGCAGTTGTAAAAGTCTGCTCAGTGGTGTCTTGTATCGCGGCTACTAATTCATTATAAGTCATGTAATCTCTACCGTTACGTTCCCAAGCTCTAGTTTAAGTACTAGCAAGTTATTCAGTACACCAAAAGCAGTCCCACTAAAGCCCACAGGATTAAAGCCAGACTCCCGTAGTGCTCTGCTAGCATCCAACCCCTGATCGGGTCTAGGATTACGTAGCGCTTGTGGGTCGTGTACTGGAAACTCCCCTAGTCTGTTCTGGGGGTGATCCCCATTCCAACACGACGGACACGCTTTTATGTTCGTGTCTACGCCTTTTCTAACTAAACTTTTTAGTTCCGTTAGTTTATACCTAAAAGCGCATAGGTCACAGAACCCAAATGCTTTCTTACCTGCCGCAAACTTAGTCCCCATTACGGGTGCCCCATTCTAGGTACAAACCTAACTGACGCCTTCTCTCTATCTTCGTTAGCTGCCAGAGTAAATTGTTCGTCGTACGCAGCTTTCAGCATAGATAGTCTAGGCTCTAGCTCCGGCACCTTCATCGCTATATAGTACGCTAGTCCTGCCACAAGACAAGGGAAGAAGCGGAAGTTCATGTCCGCAGTAAATACCCCTGCCCCCGCATCTTGTATCCTACGCATACGGTAATAGTTTATGGAGTATCCAGCCTTATCGGGTACAGGCCACACTGTAGCTACAGGTTTCTCTGCTCCCCGGTTAATCATAAGTTGTATGGGTCTACCTTGTGACAACTTGTTTGGGATAGTCGCGTAAGTACTCACACTGATACGTGTTAGGCTAAGATCGTTCTGAGTAGTCGCGTTCCCTGCATTGGTACGCAAGGTATGTTCTAGTAGGTCGATGGTATCGGCAGGGAGGTCTACAGTTGCGGTGCCGCTAGTTAGGGCTACTGTGCCTTCTTCGATAGTCCACATGTTGATACCGCGATTCTGCCACTCAATGGTAAGCAGATTCATAGAGCGACGAGCAGTACGTAGGTCGTAACCAGAGCGCATCTCGCGTCCAGCTCTCTCCCACGCTTCTTCGGCGATCTCGGTAAAATCCATGTTAAATGCTGTAGTGCCTGATGTAGCCATTACTTCTTACCTTTCTTGGGGGCGTTTTTGTGAGCCTGAGTAAAGGTTTGTCCATCCTCTACTTTCTCTGCGATCTGCTTTAACACCTTAGGAGTGTGGTGTACAGAATGTTTCTTCAGCGTCTTCGTTTCGCGTTTAGTCAACCCGCCTTCTTTATAGTACCTACGCATTACTTCCTCCGTTTGGCGGCTGACACTCTACGTGGCTTGCCTGCTGGTTGCCCTAACCGCTTCTTCTCGGCTATCTTACTCTTCTTCTCCGCACTAGACATCTCACCTGAGGTCTTTGGCGTCTTGGAAGACACACGCTTAGAAGGGCGGCAGTAAGGAGTACCCCTACCATCGCCTTTCTTTCTACCACAAGCCTTACCGGTCTTTACGTCTTTCCAATCTTCCTTGAACCAACGCTTTAGGGATGCACCCTTCTCGGTTTTGCGGACTTTGCCGCCCGACTTGTAGTCTTTACGCATTACTTACCCGCCTTCTTTTTACGGCACTTAGCGATAGCCCCAGACGCATACGCGGAAGGGAAGACCTTGTAGCTGGCCTTCACCTTCTTATAGCATGAGTCTTTTACGGTACCGCCTTTCTTGTAGTACCTACGCATTAGCGCATCTTACAGGCTTTACCACCACGGGCTTTGCCGTAACCACGAACCTTGCCGCCTTTCTTCATCTTAGGCATACCTGCGTTTGCTCCCATACCCATTTCGCCGCCCATAGCGCCAGCTTTTTTCTTACGCTCAGGTAGTTTCATCTTAGGCGGCAGATCTTTCTTAGGCGGTTTCTTAGGCATTGCTTTCTTCTTAGCCTTAGGATTCAATTTCTGTTCCTTTAGGTTTGCGATTGCCGCAGCAGCCTGTTCATCATCAAGCGGCATGTTGCCTTGCCCTTTCATAGGCATAACACCGCCACCTTCCTCATACGCTTGCATCTTTCCGCCTTTCATCATCTTAGGCATTTTCTTTTTGGCTTCTTCAGCCTCTGCCATACCTTCTTTCGTGTATGGGAATTTTTTACCAGCTACATTAGGCATCTTACCGCCCTCCAATTCTTTGGGTATTTGTGATCGTGAAATTGTCACCTAACACTTCCAACGCTTACGCGCCTGTCTTAATCTTGAGTTAGGGTCTTTTGCTGCTTTCGGGAACTTCTTCATCTGCCCTGCGGAACGTGCGCAGTAAGACTTACGTCTAGATGCGCGTTTTCCTTTAGGCTTATCTTCCGTTACAGCCGTTTTTAACTTGCTACCGGGGTTATTCTTTCGGTACTTCGCTACACCTTTAGCGGTCATGCCCGCACCGGATTTAGTAGGACGTTTGTCGCCGCTCTTCTGGCTCATCCCCTTCATACCGGTGCCGACCTTCCCACCTTTCGCTAGCTTATAACAAACTCCGAAATCATTACGCATAGTGTTAGCTCCAGAAAAACGCCATGGCGGATATATTAGCCTTGTTCTGTACGTATACATCATTCTCAAATCGTATGCCATTGCCCGGAATGTTTACCGAATGTACGTCATCGGTAGTGAAGGTAATATCCAATAGATCCTCCCCCCCGTCACCGTCGGTCAACTTAATTCTGGGGGTACCACTACCGGCAGACTTAACCATTAACTGCCGTAACCGCGCAGGGCCGGCGATAGCAATGCCACTTGTGGTTCTACGTACCGATGAAACATCTACTTTCTGAGTCATATCACTCTCCCTAGGATAAAAATGTTGTTACGGCTTCGAGAGCAGTAAACGTAGAGATGTACACTCCGCCACGAAACAATATACCGTCTGCGGGGATGTTTACCGAGTGAGTATCACTATTAGTAAGATCTAGGTCTAACAGAACAGCTCCTCCGTTACCATCTGTAAAGGTAAGTCTTGGGGTGCCAGAAGCAGAGGTGTTTATTTCCACCTGACGTAAGCGTGCTGGGCCTTCAAATACAACCCCCGTGGCGTTTTTACGTACAGTAAATACATCAGAGCTAGTGCTCATGGCGTTCTCCTATTATGCGTCTGCGAATGGAGTAACCAGAGTACCAGAACCAAGGATAACACCAGATACAACATACTTAGCAGTAGCAATGGCAGTGGCAGTAACCATAGAACCTACTAGACCACCTGTGGTAGTGCCATTCATAGTAATAACATCGTTAGATGCACCAGAGATGAAGGTCTTACCATTGGCATTGTCGTTTACGCCAGTGAAGAGACCACCAACGAACTTGTCAGTGCCGTCAGTCTTGATGTCCATGTCAGTAGCAGCAGTTTCTACGTAGAAAGTAAAAGTAGAGCCGATGTTGTCGGAAGTAATGGTAGGCAGAGTGAACTTGCCATCTGCATCATTTGTAGTCAGTACACGACCAGCGTGGGCATTTACTGTAAGGGTAGTGTCAGCAGTTAAATCCGCTGCACCTTGACCGATAAAACCGTTGTTAGATTTTACTGGGCCTGAAAATGTAGTTAAAGCCATAATAGTTCTCACATGTGAGTTAAGGCAAATCTGTCTACATGTCGTCAGTCGGGTCTGTCAGATTCACCGGATTGTTTCCCGATACAGACAAACATATCACAGTGTGTGGCTTTATGTCAAACATAAAAAAGGGGGCCGAAGCCCCCTTAGTACAACTTATTACTACGCGATTAAGCGCCCGGAGATCCGAAGATGCCCAGTGGATCACTTACGCCGAATGAATAGCGCTCACGAGCCTTGTAACGGCTGTTGCCAGTGTCGAAGTCGCCGTCCATAGAAGTAGCCATTGGGCTACGAACGAAGTGCTTCAGACCGTTAGGTACGTCAGTAGTAAGGAACCAGTTATCTGTATCAGTCAGATAGTGATTGATAGTGTATCCGCCGGGTACAACACCGTTGCTCTTAATGGCGTTGAGATCGTTATCAGCAGTACCTACGCGACCTTCAGTTTCCAACAAACGGGTAGCAACGAATTGCAGGTTTGGTGGGATGATTAGCTTCTTAGGCTTAGATGCGATCAGAAGACCACGCTCGTCAGTCCAGCCAGCGATCTGAATAACAGCAGCTTCTAAAGAAGTTTCGTTAAGATCAGCAGCAACGGCTGGTTTGTTAGAGTTAGTACCACCGCCAACCAGCGGGTGACCAGTAGAACATAGTGACTGGCCGTCCCCGTAAGTGGTGGTAGCAGCGAAAGCGTTGTTCAAAATGTCAGCGCCTTTAACCTGCTTAGTGTAAGCCATCGCACGAGCAAGAGCCTTAGTATAACGAGATGACAAAGAGTCATACAGGTTATCTTCGATTGCTTCTTCAGTGATGGCGAAACCCATAGCTACAGTTTCGTGAGTGTAACGAGCAGTGAATGCTTCTTGCGCGTTATCATACTCAATGGCAGAGCCTTCACCTTTAACGGGTGCAGAGCCAAAGCCAGATAGCTTAGTTTCTTCTTCAAAAGAACGGTCAGAGGTTTCAGTCTCGAAAATCTCTTTGTGCTCTTCGCCATATTTTGCGTACTCTAAACCGAACAACGCGTTCAGGCCGGGTAGCAGTTCTTTCAGTAATTGACTTCTTGAAATAGCCATTAGTTATTTCTCCTGTTATGACGTTACATCGCCGTTGGCGAATGCGTGGTATGAATTGTTGAACTTAACGAGGACGTCTGTGTAAAGATCGCCAACAGCAGATTGCCCAGCACGAGTGCTGAAACCAACAATCTTAAATCCAGCGGTAGTATCTTTAGAAGTCGCGTCAAGAGCCAGAGTAGACTTACCAGTAGTAGTATTAACATCATCCGTATCAGGAGTAGATGCAAAGAACGTGTTCTGCCCAAGAGCAGTTTGAGCGACAGAGGCATCACACTGAGCTTGGAAAGTAACACCCGGATCAGTCACAACGTACGCAGTAGCGTCAGCAGTGTTAGCAGGGAAGTACTGAGAGAAGATCAACTGACCTTCGCTGTTTACGTATTCACAACCAACGAATACACCCAAAGCACCGCCGTTAGCAACACCAGCAAAATTGTTAGCGTCGTTAGCGGAACCTGTATCAACCGATAGCTGAACAAAACCATCTTTTAAAATTACGACTGAGCCGTAACCGATGTTTACGTTGTAACTAGCGGCTTTAATCAAAAAGGACTCACGGGCGCCCGCGTAGGGAGTTCCGTCAGCCTTCTTTACGGGAACTAGCCCGTATGGAGTAGCTGTAGTAGCCATTATTATTTACCTTATATAATTTAGTTTAGTTACCCTTTACCAAAGGTAACCTTTGATTTCCGATCGTTGAAGAGCGGCATTCTTGGATCATTTTCTCGCATGAGGTTATTGTCCACAGATTTGATTTGTGCGGTCGACTGTTGTCTATAGTAGTCATTGCGCTCATCAACCATTTCCTGTGGTGCCTTACAAAGCATTAGCCCGCCTACCACTACATTATCTTTGAACCGTTCGTTCTCAACAGATACAAGTGTGATTTCTGGGTGATCCGACGCTTTGACAGGTTCCCAACCTTCGCGGATTTTTGAGGATACATTCATGGCGTCAACTTGCCCGGTCATGCTCGTACGAACCCAACGAAATACATACCCCTCTTGTGGGTATGGAGAAGGTAGAACCTCTGGACGTTGCCATGCAGTTTTACGTACTTCTTTTTCACGGGTCGTGGTTTCACGGTTAATTCTATTCTCAGCCATTATACTTTCCTCATCTCTTCAGCAACCTTTTTGGCGTATAGTTCTAGGGGAACTCCCAACTTCTTGGCGATAGCCACTTGTGTTTGCGTTAGTGTGACCTTTTTAGGGGCCGTGCTCCGCGACGCGGGGGCAACCACATTTGACTTACGTCTAGATTTTGGTTCTTCCTCATAAGTGTCTTCAAATTTATCTGGAAACACTTTCTGCATACGAGCATCAATAGTCTCGTAGTATTCATCACTTGTGGGACTTACACCGTCAGCTACTAGCTCTTCGTGTACTCCCAAAGCGTAGCCAGTCATGGCTTTGTCTTGGTTAAACCAACTGTTTTCCTCTGCCCAACCTGCGGCGCGGTCATCTTTCTTGGTTCTTTGCGGCAGTTTTACACTATTTTCATCGTCTTGTAAAGTACTCGGTCTAAAATTCTTTACTTTGTCTGACTTTAAGTTCGCTGCATTTAGCTTCTCTTGCGCGTCTAACAGTTTATCCGCGTCTCCTGCTTCATACGCGTTCTTGTATGCGCGTTTAGCTGCCATAGTCTCTAAAGCTGCTTGTTTTTTAGCCTGCTCAAGTAATACGCCTTGGTTCTTACTAACGGTACCTTTGAGGTTTTTGTTCTCATCAACAAGCTGTTGCGCTACACGCTCCAGTTCTTCACGCTCGCGCATAGCTCCTTCTTTTGCTCGGCGTTCATCATGGTAGCCTTTACTGAAGTGCTTAATACGGTTACGCACTTTTTCAGAGTAGCTTTCTAACTCGTCCTCAGTTACTTCTTCGGGAGGCGCGGATGCCTTACGTTTACGATCCTTTTTGGGGGTATCGTCTACTACTTCAATCTCAATTTCAGACTCTTCTTCTTTCTTATTTGCTTTTAACTCTTCGGCACTGGAAGATTCAATCTCAATCTCTTCATCTTTTTCGTGCGGTAACGAGTACTCTACTGGTTGGAAACCCATAATCTGCTCCTTTAAGCTGCTCGTGTTAATTCACGGGGGTCGTCTACTACGGCTTCGATTGAGTCGTCGTTCATCAAACGATACTCTTTTTCACCGATCTTAAAACGCGTGCCGGTATTGGCACGGAAAACTACATGATCACCTACTTTGCACCAAGCTCCTGACGGGAAGCGGTCTTTGTCGCTATAGGCACCTTCACCCATATCGACCACTTTTCCGCTAATAGACAGGATCATCTCGTGGCGTTGTTCTTTTGAGGACTTAATAATCCCACTATCCCCATAGGTATCATCTACTTCTGGTAACTCAATAAGTACCCTGTATCCTACTGGTGTAGGTACATTAGCTACTTCTCTAGTCATCATCTTGCTCCATAAAGTTTTGCGAAAGGTCATTTACGTAAGATAAGCTGACTTTCAGACCTCGAATCAAGCCAACTACTTCTCGGTATTGCGCATAGTCATCACATGCGCCTCCACCAAGATGTTCTTCTGCTGCGGATATTTGCTCCGCGATTTGTTTATTTAGCACGTCAAAGACGGTAGTCATAGTTATTCCTTAGGTTTTTTATTCGCCTCCAGCTTGACCTTACCTAACTCTAAATCAAGTTTGGTGTTTTGGATCTTCCTATCGGCGGCTAGTTTTGCGCCCGCTTTCTGGGCGTCGATTTGCAGCTCTTGTTGCTTGAGCTGGAGTTCAGCCTGATCCATCTGAGCATCGGACTGCTGTGCTTGAGCCTTGAGTTGCAGCTCTTGCATTTTGATTTGCGCATCGGTCTGGTCTTTCTGACCCTTGCGTTGTACTTCTGACTGCTTAATCTGTAGCTCCTGCTGCTGCATCTGGATGATTGGGTCTTGCTGTTGCTGCTGCGCTTGGGCTTGTGCGGCCTGCGCTTTATGCTCTTGCGAAACCTGACCGCCAGCGTTAGCTTGGAGTCTAGATAGCTGTAGTTCGATCTCTGGGGGTAGCTCTTCGTTCGGCTTAGGCAATGTAACGCCTAGTTTGTCTTCTAACTGCTTACGGTATCTGAACGCTACGTGCTCAGCGATATGTGCCTGTAACGACGCCATAATCTGCTTTGCCTGTGGGTTCTGACCGATAGACTGCATAACCATTGGGTCTTGCATAAACGCAGTGTGCGTAGCGATATGCGCTTCGTGGTCTTGTTCGATGAACGCTTTGATAGGCTTACCTGTTAGGGCGTTCATGTTTTCGCTTACAGGATCAGTCAAGTTAATGTCATCATCCGTAGGTACTAGTTTGTCCGCGTTCTTGATGCCCAAAACTTCAAGCATCTGACGGTGCAACTGTGGTAGGTCGTAAATCTGCGGGGTCTTCTCCGCCATCTGTAGGGCTGCCTGATACTGTACAACGCGTTGGGCCATTGTAGAGCTGTTAGGGTCGCTTACAGGGATTACGTCCACCATAGCGTAGTCTGACGCACGCGCTGTTACTTCGCCTCTAGCAGGCTCGTAGGCGTACTCAGTGGGGGCTTCTTCTGCCATGATAGCTTTGAGCATCTTAAACTCTAGCTTCATAGCGAAGTGAACTCGTGCTTGTACTGCTGCCATAGGCTTCAGCGTACGCTCCAACAGGGCTAGCGTAGTGCCCACAGGGGCATTGGCTGACATGTCAGAGATATTCATATCTGCGATAGCGCCTAATCTGCGGCCTTCATTAGTAATCTTATCTAGTAGGGCTAGCAGGGTCTGGCTAGGCTCTTTATAAGGAAGAGTCATAATGTTGTCGCGGATGCTACCTGATGGCACATCTACGTCTTTAAACTCACCCGGCTCGATTGGGGAGTCGTCACCTTTGATACGTAAGCCACGAGACTTCAAGCCACCCGGTAGGTTAGAAAGCGTACCAGAGTCCACCAATTGCCGTATAATCGACGTTCCTGCTTTAGCGTACCCACCTATAATGTGGATCAGCCCAAGGCCGTAGAAGCCAAATCCGGGCACATATACGTAGTGTACGAAGTGTTGACGTTTGAGGGTTAGGGGGTCACCTTGGTCGTAATTACGACGGATGGATAAAACTTCTCCTGTACCGCGCTCAATAGTAACTACGTAAGGCTTAGCAATGTCATCTTCTTCAGAGTCGCCAGAACCGTCAATAATTAGGTCAGCGTGGATCTCATATAAGGTGTACCGGCTATCGTCAGACAGAGTGAACCCGCCGTCGTCTGCTTTAGCTTCTTCGATGTCCGTGTGGAATGATACAGGGTCACCTAGCTCTATATCCCTATAAAACCCACTTACTTGGAGCTTGCGGATTTCGTTCTTGGTTTTGCGCATTATATGGCAAACACGTTCGGCAGTCTCAATGTTAGATGCGCCATACGGCACTATAACGTCTTCTGCGGGGATATAGAGCGCACACTGTCGCCCCATATTAGGATCGAAGTAAACCTTCTTAAACGCCGATCCTGCGAGTCCTAGGCTATATAGCATTCTTTCGTGCTCAGAACGGTACTCAACCATACGCTCTGTAAGCTCATAATTCATGTCCGCTTTTACACGTTCAGCAGCTTCAATCTTCTCTTTACTCTCCATACCGAGAATTTTGACCTTTACGGGGCCAGCGGCAGGGAATGTCTCACTCATAGTCTCTGCTTGGAATCGGATAGCTGCTTCCGCTAATACCGTAGAAGTCACGCCACAAGCGCCTTCCCAAGGAGTAGTACGCTCTTCTGTCTTAAATCCTAGTACATCTAGCCCTTTTACATAGGCGTCTGCCCATTCTTTACGGCTATCTTGGTCTGCGTCTACAAGCCCCAACAGGTCGTCAGATAGCTCCTGTAGCTCCCCTTCCTCTAGCTCTTCTGCTAGATTAGAGTCAAACCCACCTTCTCCCATCTCTTCTCCGGGGATAATGGTAATTTCTACTGAACCATCGTCAAGTGTAACCATTGCGGGGTCAACGATCTCAATCTCAAGCTCTTGCTCAATGTCTTCCCCCTCTAGCTCGCTCTCGATACCCTGTGGAGCAGTGTATATACTTTTCTCGATAGCCATTCTCTTTACCTTTAGTAGTAGCCAACCCTACGGTTCGACTTAAAATATTGTTCGTCTTCTGGCTCATCGGAGGGTAAACGGATAAATCCACCCTGCCGGAACCTCATTAGTGCCATAACCGTAGTATCCACCAAGTCATCATGGCTCATAAACGGAAATCCAGCGATTTCTTCAATTACTTCTTCGCCCCATCGTGTAGGGGGTACCCAACATAGCCCAGACTGTACAATGTCGGAAACAGCGTTTAGTCGGGCTAATTTGTCTCCAGACCCTCTATGAGGGGTGTATTCGGACACTGGAAGGCCCATCCGACGCATTTCTTGGTACAAAGCTACGCCAGAACTCTTTTTCTCTACAATAAACGCATCAGGTTCCCAATCTTCGTACTCTTGGAAGGCCATTTCCTTCAACTCATGGAACTCCATACGCTTCTTTATACTATTTAGCAAGATAATATTATACGCTGAAGTCTCCTCATTAAGGAAGACCCCCCACGTAGTTAATGCAGTAAAGTCGGCACGGTTGTGTTTTTCGGCTGCGGCATCGAGTGTCATTATAATGTATTCGCACATGGGAGCGGAGTCAGAATCCCATATATTCCACCACTCCCGCTTCACTATAGCGGCTTCTTCGGCGGTCGGTTGTTGCTGATACTGAGCGTTCCACTGGAACACCGGCATCGACGCTTTGGTACGCTCTAAGGCTTCTAGACCAAAAAACTCAGGCCAAAGGGGTTTTTCAACGATTTCACCCGTATCATCCTCTATTTCTAGGATCGCGGGGAACTCTACAACGTCAAATTGGTCAGATTTAGGGTTATTAGCCATATCCTTGACCACACGCCCCGTCAGATCGTCCATATGCCATCTAGTCTGGATAATCGCTACAGAGCCTCCGGGCATCAATCGGGTACGAGCACCGAACGTATACCACTCATACGCCTTCTCAAACACGACAAAATTGCCATTAATGACGTCCTGCTCCGAATGTGGGTCATCTACGAGTAATAAGTGGGCACCACGACCCGCTAGTGCCGAACCAACACCACATGCGTAATATTCGCCTCCAGCGCTAGTATTCCACCTACCAGCCGACTTAGAGTCCTTTGCGAGGGCCACAGTAGGGAAAATAGCCTTAAAAGCGGCGTCAGAGATCAAATTTCGTACTTTTCGACCGAAATCTACTGCTAAATCAGTCGTATGCGACACCATCATCACCTTTTTATCGGGATTACGGCCTAGGTACCATGCGGGGAAAAAGATGGATACAAGCTGCGATTTACCGTGTCTAGGGGGTATATTTACGCATACACGGTCTTTATCCCCTCTTTCTATAGACATTAGCATGTCTGCGAGTATTCTATGGTGCTTACCAACGATAAAATCGGGCATCATATGCTGACAAAAGGCGATTAAATCGTCATATGCGGCCTTTATATCGGCTTTATCCGCGATTGCGTCCACTAATTTGTGTATTTCTACAACTTCATCATCATTGAACGAGTCTAAGTTGTCCAACATGTGCTGGATCTCGTCTTCCGAGAAAGTTTCACTCATGGATGGTCACATCCGACTCGGTTACCATCACTACACGCGCTCCACAACTCAAAATCGGCTTATCTGTTGTGCTTTGGAGTACTTCAGAGGGGCCATTTATAGTCACAGACCGACAATACCGGTTCTCTTTACCTGTTTTTACGGTAATTACCGGCTCATTCGTCCCATTCTTGAGGTTCGCACGTATTTTATGCTGATTCACATGTATGTATGTCTTAGTCATCGTCAAATAACCCCATCTCAGCGTCTACATCTATAACTTCCCCGGATATTTCTACTACATCAATAGGTTCGGCGTGTGTTTGGGGTGGATTCACCAGCTTTTCGAGCTTTTGGCGTAGTTTTTGCTTCAATTCATCGCTCGTCTGGTGGGTTACAGTGACTTCGGTCTTCTCAGCGAACAGTCCTACGTCCGAAATCTTACCTAATAGCTCTAATGCACGCAGTCTTACCTTCGGATCGGGGTTCTCCGTCTCTAAAAGTAGCTTGTTCGTGACTAGATGGCGTACATGTGTTGCGGACTGCACAACACTCTGGCCAAATTCTTTTAAAATGTTGTTCGTAAGTACCAAAGAGGCGGGTGTTAGCTCTGCGGTACGGGATTCTGTGACCTGTTTAGAGGTCTTTTCGGGGTCGTCAGCGTACGCAACCGTTATTTTGGCCGCGATGTCTTGGTCTTCTTTGTTTGGCTCTAGGTCTAGGCCATATTGCTCCAGCTCTTCGGCTGTAGCTGCTGCCGCTGCGATGCGTTTTTGCGCATCCATACGGGATTTCTTCGCAGGAACTGGGACTCCCAGCTCTGGATCTACTTGTATCGTCATATTGGAGTCGCAGGTTGTTAAACCGGAAGGGTCTTTATAGCATACTTGTTTTTCGGAAACAAGCATATGTCTGGCATAGGAGGTATAAAGGAGGGATGTGCATAGAAAAGAGGGTTTTGTATACATGTAGGTTTAAGAAACGGTCACTATAAGGCGCAATACTCCCTAAAAAGGTAACTATATAAACCACGGCATACCATTTATGGTATAGGAAGCATCATTATGTATCATTTCCGCTCATATCTGATAACTAATATAATGCACATACAAAGCGGAAGAAGTATAATGCCGCTCCATTTTTAGCCTAACTATAATCCACTGGAGTACCCTGTGTTTGAATCTGTATTTATCCTGTCTGCTTGCCTAGTAGTCTTTCTTGGCCTTATCGCCATCGCTTTAGAAGAACCCTTTAAGTAACTCGATACCTTCCGCCTGTCTGACGGTCGTAAACGTCTTTGGTGATATTTGTTTAGACTTTCTTTTACCTACCTGCTCTGCGGTCTCTACTATGAATCGCTCTTGGTCGAGCGCCAAGTATATAGTGAAGTCCGCTTTCTTGGCGGTAGTAAGGCAGAATCCGTACACCCATCTAGACAGTCCGCCCTTTACTCGGGAATCTTTTCTGCGAAAGGGAGTCGTCGCCGATTTCACCTGCACGGTAAACATCTTACCATTCTCTAGCTGACACCACAGGTCTGTGCCCTTTAGGTCAACATGGTGGCACTCGATGCCGTTCTTTTCTAGCACATAAGCGATATAAAACTCGCCTGCGCGTCCTGCTGTGTTGGAATCCATTCTGTACAGTACAAAAAATTTTTTGCATATGCAATTCTAAATAAGGGTGGGGGGTCTCTTATATAG